AGAATTCGAAGGCGAAATCACCTCGGAAATGGCGGACAACTTCGACCGAATCGAAGGCGAGATCCGCGAGGCCGATGCGAAGATCCGAGACGCGGACATCCGCGGACGGTTCAACAAGATGAATTCCGAACCCGCATATCAGCGGGTCGCCCCTGGTTCGGGTGCGGGCATCGAAACCGCCACCACTGATGATGAATCTTCGAGGTGGGAACGCCTCACCGATTGGTTCCGCAACGGTGGGAACAACGGTCGAGAACTTCGCCTGATCAACTCGTCCGATGATGCTGCACTCGTTCCGGTTTCGCTTCAGCAGCAACTGGCAAAGAAGATGGGGCCGAGCGCCGGCGCACGGGCGGCCGTCGCGATCAAGCGGGCCCCCGGTGACCTGGTGGTTCCGGTGGTCGCCACCCGCGTTTCGGTTACCGGCGTGACCGCATCCGGTATCGATTTCACCGACACCGAACCCGCGTATAGCGAAGCAGACTTCAAGACGGTGGCGATGGCGACCGCGCACACGGAGTACGACGTCGCAGTAATGCAGGATGCTACCCCCGATTTCATCGCGGATACCTTCCTTCAGCACGCGGAAGAACTGACCCGGCTGTGGTCTTCGATCGCCTGTAACGGGTTGACCGTTTCCGGTGTCGCGATGTCCGATGGTCTTTTCGATCAGACGAAGTACGCGGCGGGGAACATCGAGGCCGTGACCGGGGCGATTACCCCCGCGTCTCTCATTTCGATGCGGTACTCGAAACTTCCCGCGGAATACTGGGATTCGTACGGGGATCTCGGGTGGGTGATGGGCCAGGGGGCACTCGGTGAGATCATGGCGACCCTGGACAACAACGGGCGCCCGTTGTTCATCCCCGCCGCGGAATCCACGATGGCGTCCGCCATTCGCGGCACGCTGCTCGGTCTTCCCGTGTACATCGACGCCGCTGCACCCGTGGCGGATCCGGGTACCGCGGGAACCTACAACACCGTGGCGCTGGTCGCTCGAAACGCCTATCAGATGGTGGACCGGGAACCGGGCCTGGTGACCGCCCAGAACCCGTTCGCACAGCAGTCGAAGGGCATCCACGAGATCAATTCCTACTTCCGATCTGTCGGTCGCTGGATCCGTCCCGAAGCCGCGGTTCTGCTCCGCCAGACGTTCTCCTGATGAACCACCAGCACGGGGGGGGGGTGTCGCACTCCGCGGCATCCCCCCGCCGATTCCAACTGGGGAACCCGTGATTGAGATCACTCAACAATCGGCGCACGGAATACCAATCGCGGATTTCCGCGACCATATGCACGTCACCGGTTCCGCGTCTGATGACGCTTTGAACCGTGCACTCGATGCGGCGGTGCTCCAGATCGAGAACCAAGCGGGGATCTTCCTTCGGCTGACCATCCTGAAACAGCACTTCCGCGGGGTACCGTCCGGGCTCCGCCTCCACGCGCAACCGTCTGATCCCGCGTCGTTGCTGATCTACAAAAACGAAAACGCCGTGTCGGCCATTAGTTCGGCGGCGTTTACCTACGATCAAACCGAAGGATTCCCGCGAATCAGGGTGGTAGATTCGAGCGCCTTCGATGCTAGTTCCGCGTTCTACGCGTTCTATTCCGCGGGGTTTTCGACCATTCCCGCGGACATCCTGGTGGCCGTTTTTGAACTTGCGGGCCTCCACTTTGAATTCCGCGAAGCCGCGGCGCCCGTTCAACTTTACGCGCTCCCGTTCTCGGTTCGTAGCATTCTCGCCCCGTACCACTCGGGGGCGATCTAGTGCAAGCCGGACGCATGCGAGAACGGGTAACGGTGCGGAATCCGGTGGTAACCACCGACGCTTCCGGACAAGCGGCGTATTCGTATACGGGAATCATTTCACAAACCGCGACCGTTTGGGCGTCAGTTCGCAACGTATCGCAAACGAAGAGCACCACCGGGGATGTCCAACCCTCGGGCACCGAACAATACGAGGTTCGAATTCGGTACCGCGACGACATCGATTATGACACCCGTTTGGACTGGGGTTCGCAGTATCTCCAGGTCACCGGAATCGAAAACGTGCGGAACCTCAACCACGAACTCCGCCTTGATTGTGAGATTGCGGACCAATGACCGAGAAAGGCTATACGGTCGAATGGAAGCGACTCGCGGACAAACTCTCCGGGTTGGAGCGGTACGCGCCCAAAAACGCAATGAAGGCCGCGTCGACTTCCGCGTTCCGTGCGATCGATTACCAGAACGCGCAAATAGTCAAGGCCGCACCGTTCAAGACCCCGAATCATCGCCCGTCGTTCCGAAACACCGCATCGAAAAAAGGTGGGTACCGGTACCGCGTCAAACAATTCCGGAACGGTGACACGTTCGCACAGGGTGCATACGCGAAGCGATCTAAGCGCCCGGAAATGGCACATGCCACCATCATCGAAAACGGATACGCCTCGAAAAACGGGCAGGTACCCGGGCGAAACTTCCGCCGCGATGCATTCAAAGTCGGGCGCCGGCGCGCTGAGAAACGCATGGTTGACGCCATGCGGATCGCCCTCGACCTTGCCGCGTCTCACCCGAAAGGGCGTGTAAAGGTGGGAGACGTCGAAAGAACGGTGGGGGGCTGGGGACCATGAGCAGCGCCGCAAATTCGTATTCATCCTGGACGCGGTCAACCCTCGCGGGAGACTCCGCGGTTGCCGCCATCGTCGGCACCAGGATTACCCCGTACCTACGGAACCGCGACGACTCGTTCCCGTCGATTGTCTATTCGGTACCCCGCGAAGAATTCGAAACCGAATCAACCGGTGAGATCGTGGCGCGTACCGCGGAAGTTTCGGTGGTGTGCATGGCACGTACGTACCTCGATGCGGACGAACTAGCCGCGGCCGTTATCGACGCAATCGAACCGGGTACCCGGGGGGCTTGCACCGTCTCCGCCGCACGGGTCACCGGACTTGAACGAGAGTTCCAGGATGCCTACGACGGATCCGCGGATCTCGTCTACTTCACTACCGTTTCCGTGACACTGATAGGAACCAACTGATGGCGCAAACTTTCAACGGGGCAACCCTCACTTTCACCGCGGCCGATTCAGGTTTCGCGGGTGTCACATTCAAGGTGCGGAACGTCTCCGAATCCGGAAACTCTCGACCCGATATTGATGTCACATCGTCAACGGACACCGAACGCCGCGTGGTTCCGGGACTCGCTGAGGTCTCCAAACTCTCGTTCGAGTGCGTATACGACGTGGACAATATGAGTCGAGCCAACCTGGAAACGCTGCTCAAGGAAACCGAAGCCGGCACGCTACTATTCAAACTCGTTGATGACGGTGCGACTCCCGCGGCGGACACGATGGTGTCCGAAAACGCCTGGTTGACCGGGGTGACGTATTCCGGTGAACTCGATGGGGTGATGACTGCGACGGTCGAATTCACCCTCGATCGGGTTCTCTGATCATGACGACCCTTGAAGAACTCACGCAACCGCGGTGCGAGGATGTCGAGACACCCGCGGGGCTCGTTTCGATCCGCTCGGTTTCGTTCTCGCGGGTCGCGGAGATGATGGATCTACCACCAGCAGAATCGGCGCCGGCGCTCATCGCCGCGTCCGTGGTTTCTCCCGCGATGACGAAGAGCGAAGCACAGGAACTCCCAGCGGATATCACGCTAATCCTGGCTTCCGCGTGCATGAGGGTAAACGGACTGGATGCCGAGTCGGACTAACTCCGGCCCAGCGGATCGCGTTCTACGTCGCGGAACGGCTGGGGATGACGGCGGGCGAAGTTTGCGAACGGATGACCACCGCGGAGATACTCACATGGGCGAGGCTTCCGAAAATCGACGAAGAGCACGAACGCGAGCGGAACGTGCGGAAATTCTGGGAGCGTATTCATGGCGGTAGTCGGTGACCTATTCGTAAACGTGCGAGCACGCACCGGGGGACTCACCAAGGGTCTTCGTCGTGCTCGCCAGAAAATGCAGACGTTCGGAAAGAGCGCCGGCGGCATCATCACCGGCCTCGCCGCGGGGTTCGGGTTGTTCAAACTCGGATCCGCCGCGATGTCCGCCCTAGTCTTTCACTCGAAGGATTTCGGGAAAGCATGGGCCCGGGTGCACAACACCCTCAATGAGGTATTCAAGTCGCTCGCGGAAAAGATCGGGCCGGTGCTCGCGGATGGGCTGAATTCGCTGGCGGACTGGCTCGAAAATTCCTCGTATATCTACGACCTATTCGAGGGTCTCGCGCACGTTCTGCAAGACGCGGTGGTACCCGCCATCCGGTGGTTGTTCGACAAGATGGAAGCGGGGGCGGACAAACTCGCGGAATGGATTACCCTCTTGACCGGGGTACGGAAGGAATCCGACCGCATCGGGAAGGGGTTCACGTCGGTTGACGCGGTGCAGAATGACGCGATAGCACGCGGAGAAATAAGCGGGAACCGTCGCGGCATCATCATGGCCCAGGCTAATGCACAATTCGCCGCGGGGAATTCGGCGCGGGGCGAAGAACTGCTC